GGACAGTATGCGTTGCCCAAAACAGCACGAACATGCTTTAGCATTGAGCGTGTAGCATACGTAGTGCCATCGATACATAACAATGATAGTAACCCAGTGCCTACATTAGCACGCTCGTTACCAATATCGTATCGCATTATTAAATTCGGTTTCAAAGCGTCAGCAGGAACCCAGAATGATTTTGATCCGAACTTGGATTTATTTTTAAATTCATTCGGTCAACCATTTGGTATTGATAGTCCCAATTTTACACGGTTAAATTGTAAATACGCCCCAATTAATGCCAAGAAATATAACAAGTTAATGGACATTCAGGGAACATTACAGCAAGGATTAAACGCAACCCCCAACCAAGTTGATGTCAATTATACCAGTGATATACTCACAGGAAAGTCAGGCAAGAATTTAATTCATATGTCGGTAAACTTTAAATTGTCAAAACGAAAAGGAGGAAAATTATTTTATAAGTTACCTCAGGACGCAGGAACAACTACAAGTGATAGCGGGGGACAGCGTGAAATATTAGCAATCCATACATGGTATGATAATGGTCACGACCTTTTGGGCGGGACAGGGCAACCTGAGGCCCCTACCAGTGCAGATATACAGATTAAAACTAAATCAACATCTGCGTATGTAGATGCTCAATAAAGTATTTATTGAGAAAATGACTTAAAGAATATGCTTCAGTATATTCTGTAAGATTTAGGAATATATAATAGTCAATATTGTCTATCATATATTCCATTAAGTTCTTATATATCTCTATATAAGAACTTACTTACTTACAAAAATTAATATAAAGACATAGTATATATTATATTATGTCTAAGAACATCATAATACGACAAGACGATAGCGAGACGACAGTGGAGACGAGCGGAGACGACAAAACAGAATGGTTGGCATTTATGGCACACATCGCACATTCTGAAGTGGAGACGATTGAACAAGAACTACAATGTTATAAATATATTATAGGATTGGAAACCAGTGAATACGAACATATGCACTTTTATGTGAAAATGACAGTCAAGCAATATTCAGCATTTGCCCAGAGAATATTTAGGAAAAAATACAATTTGTTGGGGAGAGCAACCAAAGGATGCCCCCGACAGTATGGACGAGAACACAACATAAAAAGTCAAGAAAAAATAGCACGCTATACGTGTAAAGATCAAAACGTTAGAAGCAATATGACGAAGGAAGAAATTGATGAAGTATTAGGAATGAAATTGGAAGAAGTAAAAAACACAAAAAAAAAGTCAAAATATGATGAAATGCTACAATCAGTAGAAAAAGCATTAGAAGAACCCGCTTATGTTCAAGAATATCCAGAAAGAAGGACAAGGGTAGTAAAAACAGCAATAATAGATTTTATGCGAGAACATAAAATGGTCTTAAGGAAGACAACCATAGACACTTACTATTATTATTTTAGATGTAATGCTAAAAATGAACATTTCCAAAAATCAAGCGAACAACTATATGAGCAAATATATCAGGATTTTGAACAACCATACAACTATGCGTAGCACCTACGGAATAACACACATTATGGCCTTTAGCAGATCAGGTGACCGTAGGTATCAATAGTCGCAAAGCGGAGCAGGATACTGGTAAACGGTTTGTAGAAAGTTGTATTTCAAATGTTATTCACATTTGTTGAGTTATCATCGGGTAAACCCCGATTAGAACTCCATATTTGTATGTCGTTTTAAAGATAGTGTCTGGAAAAGGCTTAACATACCGTAGAATGCCAAACATGAACAAACTTTAAAATAAAATCTAAACATACAATATAAATGCCACGCAAGTATTCAGGTCCACTAATGCCTGGAAAAAAGTCTGCGTATGTTCCGAGAACTCGCAAGAACAAAAGCAGAGCAGGTTTAAACAAAACCGAAAAAAAACAGACTAAGAAAATTGTAGATGCCGCCATTAAAAAAGAGCATGTACTGAAATATTTTGATAGTGCAAGTAATGAAGACGCTGTATCACCCGCTACATCGTCTGTAGCAAACACGAAACAGGAGGTGAGTGTAATAGCATACTCATCAACTACAGAGTTTGATGATGAGGGTGCGGAGATTAAATACGGGAGACAAGGATACCAACCCCTGTATTTAACAAGACCCTTTAAGGAAAATAATGCTAATGCTTCATTAGAGGCACAGAAGTTAAACGGACAGTATGCGTTGCCCAAAACAGCACGAACATGCTTTAGCATTGAGCGTGTAGCATACGTAGTGCCATCGATACATAACAATGATAGTAACCCAGTG